TTATTTGGCTATGCCACAGCTCCACAGGTAGCGTCCAAGTATCTCGAAATCATGCGGCTCGGTTTGGGATAAATCCAACTCTGTTGTTGGATATATCCCTTTGTTCGGGTTATCACTAATAATGTTAAAGGTGTGGGCATTCAGGCGTTGTAGGCGTTTGATTCTGATCTCGTCGTATTGTCGGAAGAGATAGATACCTTCCTCTGTGTATTTGGCAGTTGCACACCATAAAACCGTGCCAAGGTCGATTAAAGTGGGAAACATGCTGTCGCCTTTGACGCGCGTGCAGAAGCAGCGGTTTGGGTTTACGCCTAAGTGTTTGAAAAATGAAGCTCTAAACCACATTGCTTCGGTTTCTTCCGCCTGCCATGAGATTGTGCCGTTGCCCGCGCTGCCAAACACGTTGATGTGATAGCGGACAGGCACGATATTGGCGGTATCTTGATGAGAAGCCCATGCTTTATAACCGGACACCAAATCTTCCATGCTGGCCGGTATGGGGTCGGTTGAATAGATGGCCGCTATTTCACGCTGTTTATTGGGTGCGGATGATGCGGCGTTACTTATATATATACTTTTATATATACTTTCATCCGTCGCAGCTTGTGATATTTCTTCCGCAGCCTCTTCAAACAGGTTTAATAGTCCTTTTTCTATCAATTCTTCAATGACATAACCCGGTAAGATGTATATGGTTTTATTGCCACCCTTACCGCCCTTTCCGGGTACTACTCTTGATGCCCATTGTTCGGACTGTGCGCGCAGCTTTATGCCGGGTCCTGATTTTGGTAGAGATGTAAGTGTTATTCCTTGCTCTGCCAATTGCTCAATCAGCTTATGTAATTCATAGGCCCCAAGTTCTATATTTTGGGAAAAATCCACTTTCATACTCCATTTAAAAGTATAAAAGACAAGTATCAAAGTGCTTTTATACTTTATTTCTTTTTAAATCATATAGTTGCTTAATTTTCACTTTTATTCTTACTTTTATACTTTGCATCAATCAACTTTGATACTATAATGCGTTTAAAAGTAGCAAACAAGAAATCTAAACAGATTTTAGCTGATTCTACATCGTTCTTTAACAATTTGGAAAAAAGAGCCGAAAACGCAGATAAACGGTACTTTTACAGAGACTGTTTAACAGACCGTCTAAGAAATTGGACGGTCGATTAAGCGGTTTACTTATATTTCAAAGTAATAAAGTACAAAAGGAAAAAACAATGCACCCAGAATTGATTAAAGCAAAGCTGCGTATAAAAGGTTTCAGCCTTACTGATGTAGCAAAGCAAGAAAAGGTTGGGGAGCATGCTGTTAGGAAAGCATTACGGCAGCCCAGCCTATCTGGCGAGAAAGCAATAGCAAATGTATTAGGCAAAGAGTTACACGAGCTTTGGCCTGATAGATGGACGATAGACGGTAAAAGAATACGCCCTAGATGGGCACATCTTTATAAGGAAGCATCATGAAAAAGCATTACAGCGCGTCGGAACTGGTGGCTCTTGAATTAAGCGGACTGCCTAAAACGGAAGCGGGAGTGGTTTTTCGAGCCAAACAACAAAACTGGCCGTTTATAGAAGTGGCTGGCAAAGGCGGTCGCGGTGGCAAACGCCGCGAGTACACCCCACCGCCCGAAGTGATGATGCAGATACAAGAGCGCGAGATGGCTAAGGTGCTGGCAGATACGGCGCCGCCGCTGCCGGTGTTGGCGGCCACAAATACGGCGGTATCGACGGAAGTGCGGTACATGCAAACCACCGAAGCGCAGCGCACCCGCGAGGGAGCAAGGCTCGGTGTGTTGAATGCGGTTGAGCGGCTGATGGCTGAATCGAATGTCGGCAAGGATGCGGCGATTACTACGCTGCTGACGCAAGCAAGGCTGCCGCAGTTTGAGCATGTGGCGAAGATGTTTGAGCTGGCCTTAGACGAGCGCGGCGCGGGCAGTTTGAAGCTGCCGAGCAGCCGTACCATCAAACGCTGGTTTGCCCAACGGGAAAGCAATACGCTGATTCCGAAAGTGGCCACCGCCGATATGAATATGCCTGATTGGCTACCGCTGTTTTTGAAGTATTACCGGCTGCCGACGAAACCAAGCGTTCAGATGGCTTACGAGGCGTTTTTGGATGCGCTGGCGGTTGAAATGCCGCTGGTTAAGGTGCCGAGCATACACGCGGTACGGCGGGCGATGAGCAAGGTGGGCAATGTGGCCTTGCAAGACGGCCGCAAAGGTAAGCGCGAGCTGAAAAACGATTTGCCGCACAAACGGCGCGAGTTTTTGCACTTGCCTCCGGCTGCGATCTACACCGCAGACGGCCACACCTTTGATGCGGAGGTGCTTAACCCGATGAGCGGCCACCCGTTCCGCCCTGAAATCACAACGGTAATCGATGTAGCAACCCGCCGCTGTATGGGCTGGAGCGTGGGCTTGGCGGAAAGCCGGTTTACGGTGCTGGAAGCGTTGTGCCATGCTAGCCGCACGGCCATCGGCGCGGTGTGGTATGTGGACTGGGGTAAAGGCTTTGAAAACTTGATGATGACTGATGAGGCAACGGGGATTATGGGCAGGCTGGGTATGACGATGAAACACTCGCTGGCCTATAACTCGCAAGCTAAAGGTGTATCGGAACGCAGCCATAACATTTTTACCCGCGCGGCGCGAAAGCTGCCGACTTATGTGGGTAAAGACATGGATGCGGAAGCGCGCAAATCGCTGTTCCATTGGACACGCAAGGAAATCAAGCTGCAAGGCAAGATTATCAACTCGCCGATACCGACGTGGGACGAATTTAAGGCGTTTATCGAGGCGGAAATCGAAGCCTACAACAACAGCCCGCACCGCAGCCTGCTGAAATTTACTGATGCCGACGGCAAAAAACGCCACATGACGCCAAACGAAATGTGGGCGTTGAAGGTAAAAGAGTTCGGCGAGCCGCCGAAGGTGTTGGCGGAAGACGAGGGCTGGCTGTTTAGACCGCAGAAGATGTGTACGGTACGGCGCGGCGAGGTGCAACTCTTTAATAACGTTTATTTTTCAAACCTTTTGGAGGAATTTAACGGCGAAGAGTTGCGGGTTGGCTACGACGTGCAAGATGCGCAGTGGGTTTGGGTGTATGACGATGCAGGCCGCTTGATTTGTAAGGCGGAATGGCACGGCAACAGCCAAAGCTATATGCCTGAAAGCGTGATTGAGCAGGCAATGGATAAACGCAACGATGCGGCCTTGAAACGGGTTGAAATCAAGCGTGAAAACGTGCTGGCGGAGCGCAGGCAAGCGGTTATCGAGCATGAAAGCAGCGTGAATTTAGGCGGTATTACGCTGGATATGAGCCGCTTAAAAGAGCAAGGCGCGAAAGTGCTGGCGCGGCGTGAAGAGCCGGAAACGGTGGAGGCGGTGTTTAAGGTGGTGAAGCCGGAGCCGATTCAGACGGCCTCAAGTTGGGAAGCCCCCGATGCCCTAAACCCGAAGGCGCAATACGCTGAATATAAACGCTTGGCAAGCTGTGAAGCTGCCGAATTAAACGAGACGCAAGCCAAATGGCTTGAGTGGTATGTAAATAGCGGCCGTGTCGAACTGATGGAGCAAATGGCACGGGCTTACGGATAGAAAGAGGTTTAAAAATGAAGATGGAAATGCCTGAATGGCTGGTAAAGAAGATGGCGGAAACCCGAAAAAGCCGCCAAAGCAAACGGCTTGTGCTGGGTTTTGTGGAGCGCGAAGTGCTGCGCCGACCACTGGCCGCCGCGCAATAAAATGCCAAACGCCGTTTTTCAGACGGCCTGTTAAAAACCTGTTTAAAACACGGATAAAACGTAGTTACTCGGAGTATTAAAAAATGAAGATTGCAAACATTAATAATTTATCTTTGGTTGCTATTGCCATGCAGCGTTTGGTTAACCGACAAGACGGCCTGCCCGGTTTGGGTGTGCTGTACGGCCCCAGCGGTTACGGCAAAACCACGGCAACGGTGGCGGTGGCCAATCAGACCCGCGCCTACTATGTGCAGATGCGCAGTGCGTGGGGCAAAAAGACGCTGCTCGAAAAAATCTGCTTTGAGATGGGCTTGCCGCCGGCTCGAACCACGGCGGGCTGCTTGGATGTGATCTGTGAGCAATTGGCAGCCAGTCAACGACCGCTCATCATCGATGAGGCCGACTACCTTGTTTCTAAGGAGGGCATGGTTGAGCTGGTGCGCGACATCTACGAAGGCAGCCAAGCGCCTGTGATGTTGGTAGGTGAAGAGTTGTTACCGAACAAGCTGAAAAAATACGAGCGTTTTCACGGGCGCGTGCTCGCTTGGGTGCCGGCGCAACCGGTTAGCGTGGACGATGCAGCGGAACTGGCGGCGGTATATGCCCCGAAAGTGCGCCTGTCAAACGACTTGCTGGCGCATTTGGTGGAAATCGCTCACGGCTCGGTGCGCAGGGTAACGGTTAACTTGGTCAATCTTGCCGCCTTTGCCGCTGAAAAAGGTTTGGCAGAGCTGGGCTTGGGCGATATTGCCAAGGCCGAACTGTATAAAGGCGAAGCGCCTAAACGGGGGACGAAAGTATGAAGCCGGTTAAAGAGTTGACCTTGCCCCGCAATAACCGCCAACTGGTGTGGACGGCATTGCGAGCAAGCCGTGAAAGTTGGGTGACGTTGGCGGCATTGAGCGAGCAGGCAGATGTGAAAAGCCGCACGGTATATATGTATCTGCAAGCATTGATTGCGGCGGGCTATGTGGCGGTTGAAACGGCAGCCGACCGCTGCAAGCTCTACCGACTGACCAAAGACGCAGGAGTAGATGCTCCGCGCCTGCGGCCGGACGGCACCGAGGCCACGCCGAAGAATACAGAAATTATTTGGCGCACCATCAAGATTATGCACACCTTTACCTTGGACTCACTGACGGCTCATGTGCGGATGACGCACGAGGTGCAAAGAGAATGGGTCAAAAAATACGTTATCTCGCTGCTGGCGGCAGGGTATTTGGGCAAGCGTAGCCGTGAAGATTATGTGCTGCTGCACAACACGGGCAGCCAAGCACCGCAGCTGCTTAATATACGCGAGGTGTATGACCCTAACTTAAAACAAATCATGTTACGGGAGGTGCCGGACTATGAATAAAGACTATATGAATGAAGAGTGGTTTTCAGTATTGAAGCGCGAGATTGAAAGCAGCAGCCAGCGCAGCGTTGCCGATAAGCTGGGTTACAGCATGACGGCAATCAATTTGGTGGTAAACGGCAAATATAAAGGCAAAACGGACAAAATCGCCGCTAAAGTGATGCGGGTTTATAACATTAAATGCCCGTTTAGCGGCAATGTAATCACTTTGCAAGATTGCAGGGATATAGCTCACGCGGCCGCACCCACCCACAACCCTATAAAAATGGGGCACTGGAAAGCGTGTTTGAAATGCCCAAACCGACCTGATTAACAGGTAAGCCATTGATAGGGCTATATATTTTTTGCCTGCTGATTTTGATAAGTTATTGAAAAAAAAGGAAATTTAAAATGCACAAAATCAAATTAAGGGAATTATTGATGATTTCTGTGATTGTGATGGTTATAACTGCTTGTGCCAACCGCTGCACGGAGCCGCAGCCTGTACGCAGTTATTTTGAGCATGAAACACCGGAGCAACGGCTGATGCGTGAAAAGCAGGATGCGGCCGATTTTGAGGCGCTGCAAGCGGAAAAGGCGTATGAGCGCATGAGTGATGAAGAAAGAATGCGCGGGGTGGTATATGAATAGCCACCGACGGCGCAACCAAGACTGGCAGGCATACGGGCAGCACCGGCGGCGTCAGCGGATATATCACAATCTGTATAGCCCGCATACCAAACACGGGCGGCTGCAAGCGGCAATCAGGCAAATCAAACAAATCTACGGCGATGACGCCATTATTACGGGAGCGGAATATGAGCAAAAAAATTCAGACGGCCTTATGGCTGATTAGATTGTGGTTGGCGGCAGTGGTGATGTGCTGGTCGGCTGCGGCATTGGGCGGGTATTTGGGCTGGTTGACGGTGGAAAAACTTATCGGGCAATAATTTTTTTGCCTTGTGAAATTCATAACCTATTGAAAATAAAGGAAACGTGAAAATGAACAGATTGGCAGACGATTTAATTCGCGCGGCGGAAGACACGCAAACGCCGGCGCATTTAAACCTACTTTTAAACGAGGCAGCCTTGTGCATCATGCGCTTGGAAACCCGCGATTTGTACGACCAAAAACGCCTTGAGTGGCTTGAGGATTTGGGCAGCTTTGCGGTTGACAAGAAGGACGGCGAGCATCCGACGGTAACGGTGCAGATGTGCGAAAAAGCTTATTTCTGCGCCTCCGCGCCGACGGTGCGCGAAGCCATCGACTTGGCTTTTGAAGAATGCAGCGGGGTAAGCGTATGCAAACACGACCCCGAAGCGGCAGAGCGGGCAAAGTTTGAAGCGTGGATGTGCCGATTGAATAACGGCGACCGCCTCGCCCGCAATCCTGACGACGGCGGGTATGAAGACGTGAGCATCGATTATGCATGGATTGCTTGGAAAGAGCGGGCAAAGGAGACCGTGTGATATGGATAAAGAAAAAGCCTTAGACAAAATCAAAAAATGCCTTGCCTTGAGCAAGAGTGCCAACGAGCACGAAGCGGCGCAGGCGCTGAAACATGCGCAGGCATTGATGGCGAAGTATGAGCTGGACGAGCGCGATGTGGCGTTGGCGGAAATCAATATCACTGCCGCAGAAAAAAACGTGCCCGAACGCCCGCAAGACTGGCAATGGCATCTGATGAATATGGTAGCGGGTGTGTTTGGGTGCAAAGCAGCGGCGTGGGGTGTGGAAGTGCAGTTTTACGGGTTGGGCAACCGCCCTGATTTGGCAGCTTATGCTTTTGACGTGGTTTACCGCCAACTTGCCGCAGCGCGGCGGCGGTATCTGAAAGAAAAATGCACCGCCCGTAAACCGTCGAACCGGGTGTATTTGGCCAACCAATATTGCGAAGGGTGGATTTGGGGCGTGAAACGCAATGTTGCCAACTTTGCGATGAGCGACCAAGAAATAACCCTGCTTGAAGATTACAGAAAAAACCAGTTGAAAGTGGTGGAAGTAGGCAGCCGTGAAAAACACACCCCGTCTGCGCTTAAAGTAGCGGAGAAGATGGCATGAACACCAAATGCCCCAATTGCGGCGCAGTCCACAGCCTTGACAGCCTGATCGGCAACGACGGCGCGGCGGATTTGATTAAGGCGGTGTTGGAGTTTGACGCGGCGATCGGCAAAGCGGCGGTGCGCTATGTGGGCTTGTTTAGGCCGGCCAAAAGCCAGTTGACCTTTGCCCGCACGGCCAAGCTGCTCGGCGAGCTGCTGCCGGACATCCAAGCCGGGCAAATCAGCCGCGACGGGGTGGTTTACCCCGCCCCGCCCGAGGCTTGGATTTACGGTTTTCAGACGGCCATTGATGCGCGGGATGTGGGCCGCTTGAAGCTACCGCTTAAATCGCACGGCTATTTGTATGAGGTTATCAGCGGCTGGAGGCCGTCTGAAACGGCGGCAATGCCTGCAACGCGGCAACCGTCTATGGGCGATGCGGCGGTAAGCACCAAGCTGCGGCAAGGTGTGACCGCGTTAAGCCAATGGGCGGGCGAAGATTGGCTCAAGCAGGAAATTGCCGCAGGGTTTGCCGTGTTGTCGGCCATGAATCTGAAAGGCCGTCCTGCCGCGCCTGATTTGGCAGTAGTGGCCGAATTATGGGTGCAGCGGTTGCAGGGCAGAGATGAGAAACCAGTAGAACAGTTTGACCGTGTTCGGTTTCAGACGGCCTTTAAGGCGCTGCAAGATGCAGCCGAATGGCCGAATGTGGCCGACCTGATACGCAATCTGCCGCCCCGCCTGATACCGCGGGCGATGTTGGAAAAGCCCAAACCCGACCGGGCGAAAGGTCGGGAAGAGTTGGAAAAAGTTAAAGAGACCTTGAAAGGAAATAAAAAATGTTAGAAGACTATGAAAAATTATTAATTGCCGATTTTATCGGCCAGTACTGGAATGAATTTATCCAGCACGCGGAAGAATTTGGTTATTCGGCTGATGACGCCGAAAAAATAGCGGAAGCGCTAGAAGATAAAACACAGGAGGGTTAGCGAAATGGCAAGAAAAAAACGATATAACACCCCCGCCGTTACGGTGGGTATCCAAACCCGCGACGAAGCGGTCGAACACATCAAACGCTACGGCGACTTAAGCCGCGAGGCAACGCGCATGGTAGCCGACCACAACGACACCGTGGCCGAAATGCAGGAAAAGCTCGACGCGCAAATCGCACCGCTTACCGCCGAGATGCAGGCCATCGAAGCAGGGGTGCTGGCATGGGCGACGGCCAACCGCGATATGCTGACCGATAACGGCAAAGTCAAATACTGCAACCTGACTACCGGCACCATCCGCTGGCGTTTCGATCCGCCCAAATGCCAAGTACGCGGCGTGGATGCCGTAATAGCCCTGATGCAGTCGGACGAAAAGTACGCCCGATTCGTGCGGACAAAACACGAAATCAACAAAGATGCCGTATTAAATGAAGCCGAGTTTTTTGTGGACAATCCCGTGGCGGGTTTGAGCATCGTACAGGGTGCGGAGAAATTTGCCATCGAAGTCAACGAACAGGAGGTGGGCTAATGGCAAGCATCAAAATCATTATTGAAGATAACCCTGACGGCAGCATGAAAATCGAATGTGCCGCAGATCGACCACCTCCGCAAAATCCGAAAGACTGCACACCTGCCGAAAAAATGGCGGTCAAAATCGGGAAGTTTATTGCGTCTCTAGGATGTAATCACTCGAAATTACATTAACCAACGGCGGGCATTGCCCGCCTTTTTAAAAGGAAAAACATCATGATGAAATACTTATCGCTATGTCTTGCTATGCTGCTGACAGCTTGCTTGGAGCCATACCCGATTGATGTCCAGCGCGAGCAAAGCGCAAAACTCGACGTCGTAACCGATAACCGCTTTGGGGTTAAACGTATCGCTATTATTACTGATCAATTGGCTTATGGAAGAGAAAGAGGCGTTTATTTAATTACTGACAGCAAAACTGGCAAAGAATACGTTGGTTTATCAGGGATTGGAATTTCCGAAGTAGGTAGTCATAAGAGCGGTAAAACGCGTAGTGAAGATGAAAGGTAAACGGTTATGGCTAAAGTAGTGATTACCATTGAAGATACAGGCAGCGGCCTGTTTGAGATTGACTTACAAGGCTTGGATGTACAAAAAGACCCGACCCCGGCAATCATTGCAGGACATTCCGCAGCAGGTGTGCTCCGAGATGCACAAAAACAGGTGCATGCAGAGCTAGTCAAAAAAATTGCAGCAGAGTTTGCAGATTGCCTCAATCAATAGAGGCCGTCTGAAATGGATTACATCCGCAACGCCTACAAAATGCCGTTTTTACGCCCCGGAACGGAAGTAGAATACCTCGGCAGGCGCGGGGTGATTACAGGGGCGAAAGGCGGTTATCTGTTGGTAGATTTTGGCGACGGCAAGCCAACCGCCCAACACCCCGAATACAATGTAGCCTATTTTGTGGACGGCGAGCTTGTTAAGGATTTCAGACAGGCTGATTAAACAAACCCAATCCCCGCTTTAAACAACGGGGATTTTTGTTTTTGTGTCGCCTTTTTATATCCGTTTGTTTTATTTTTATGCCGCTTGTTTTAGAATGCACCCGCAGAATAATGTTAAATCGGGGACTATATGAAGAATTATTATGAAATTTTGGGTGTGAATATTACTGCCGATTCTGAAGAAATCCGTAAGGCTATGCAGAAGATGGCGGAAAGCGGCCGGATAAGTTTGTCTGATTTGCAGGTGTGCAAAGAGAATCTGTTGGATGAAGAAGCGCGCAAGGCGTATAATAAAAATCTGTTTATGGAGCAGCCCCAGCTTTTGGAAAAGGTAGCTCTTGAAGCCAACCAAAAATTCAAGGGCGAAACACAAGCGGTTGAAGCCGAGAATATTGTTGAGCCTAAACAGCAGCCGCCCCAAATGAGCTGGGTGCAGATAATCGGAGGCGGCTTTTTGGTTTTGTTTTTTGGGATGATAGTGTTTGGTAAATCTGATAATAAAACGCCAAAGCTGGACGAATGGATTGCACAAGCCGCTTGCGAGAGTGCGGTAAAACAGCTTTTAAAAGCCCCTGCAACAGCAGAATTTGGCGGTTGGGGAAGAAACCGCAACGGCGACGGCACTTACACCATAACCGGTAGCGTGGATGCGCACAATAGCTATGGCGCGATGTTGCGAAGTAGCTTTAATTGCACGGTAAGAGATAAAGGAGACGGCAATACGGGCACGGTAGTGAATTACCTGAAATAGCTTGCGGATGAAAGGCCGTCTGAAAACCCAATCCCCGCTTTAAACAGCGGGGATTTTTTTACGCCTTTAAAACGCCAAATAAAAATACAAAATATAGTAGTAAATAATATAAAAAATGATAAAATACCACAACATATAGTATTTTTGAGACGAAGCCGTGCAGCCTGATAACCGTAAAAAGCTGATTGCAAAAATCAAGATCGCCCAAAAACAGATGGGCATGTCTGATGACGCTTACCGCGATATGCTGGTGCGTTTAACCGGTAAAAATTCTTGCGCGCTGATGGATATTGATGAGTTGGAGCGGGTTGTGGCTGAAATGAAAACCAAAGGCTTCACGCCAACCAATAAAAACTACGGCCAGCGGCCGAGCCGACGCCAAAGCGCAGACCTGATGATGCGCAAAATCGAAGCCCTGTTGGCAGATGGCGGTCTGCATTGGAATTATGCACACGCGATGGCCAAACGGATGTTTAAGGTTGATCGTGTGGAGTGGCTTTCAGACGGCAATATGCACAAGTTGGTGGCGGCGTTGCAAATTGCGGCAAACCGCAAAAAGAAAGAGGCTTGATATGGCTAGGCAGGATGTTATCAATATTATGTGGAGCGTATTGGGCTTTATGTTTTTATGTAGTTTTTGTTTATGTGGCGTCCATTACGTTATGCAAAATGATTTCGGGCATTTGGCACGATGTTTGATAGTGGCTTTTATCGCCGCAGTTATTGCCGTGTGCATCAATGCAGCGATATTGGCTTACCCGAAAAAGGGGAAATAAAATGGCTTGGAGCTTGAGTGAAAAAGATTTTGACGACGTGCGCCATCTGCTCCCGGACGGTGCGGTTGATTTGATTCAGGTGGTGGGTGCGGATGCCGCCTACCGCCTGATTAAGCGTTGGGGCGGTACGAGCCTGCCGGTGGGCATGAATAAAACCCGCAACGGTAAAATCCTGCATGCTAAGCTGGCTGAAGAAATCGGCGAAGAAAACGCGCTTAAAATCGGGCGTATTTTCGGGCGGCAGCGGTTTTTGTGGGTGCCGAAGTGCCAAGAAGCCCTGCGCGAGCTGCGCAACCGCCAAATCCGCGCCCGCCTTGACGAGTTAACGATGGGCGGCGGCATCTACTCCATGCCCGAAGCGGTACGCAAAACCGCCGTCGAATACGATTTGACCGACCGCCAAATATGGTACATAGCCAAACAGGCAGATATTGAAGCCAGCCCGCAGCCGGCATTGTTTTAAGTGAATTTGTTGAAAGGATAAAAATGGCGGAATTAGACCTAAGCCGCGCCGTTCATTGCGAATCATATTATGATGAAAGCGGCGTTACCGTTTATAGAAATTCTAAGGACGACCACACAATGGTACTTGGATTTGAAGGCATAGAGGTCATTATTGATGACATTCAAGCAATCGATATCATGAACAAACTGGCACACTTTTTTAATTATGAATTGGTGGACTTAGATGCTTGAAATCGGCCCGTTCATTTTATTTCACTCTGTGCAATAATGTTTCAAATCCAACATCCCACACAAACCCATTCAAACCCGCCAAATCCCATTTATCTCGCAGACCCCTATATATTTATCTCACTTGGTTTCATTTAAGGCCGCCCGAAAACACCCAGCCCCCGATTTGTTCGGGGCTTTTTGCTTTTGAATGAAATAGATGCAGCCGTTTTTCAGACGGCCTTTTTTTATGATGAAGCCCTGTAAAACATTTTTTAAACACAGTTTTAAAGGGCTTTTTTATGAGCGGATTTGATACGGCCATCGAGCGCGTACTCGGCCATGAAGGCGGTTATGTAAACGACCTGCGCGATGCGGGCGGCGAAACAAATTGGGGCGTTACCAAAGCGACTGCCCGCGCCAACGGCTACTCAGGACGAATGCGCGAGATGACGCGCAATCAGGCAAAAGAAATTTACCGCAAGGCGTTTTGGGAACGCTTCGGCTGTGGGGATATGCCTTTTGCCATCGGTTATCAGTATTTTGATGCCTGCGTCAATCACGGGCGCGGTAATGCCGCCCGTTTCTTGCAGCGGGCGTTGGGTGTGGCAGATGACGGCATTATCGGCCCGGTAACGAAAGCGGCCATACACGCCGCCGATATTTCCGAATTGGTGCGTAAATTCAACGGCCAGCGTTTGTCGTTTTACACCAAATTGAAAGCCTTTGATGCGTTTGGGCGTGGTTGGGTAAACCGCGTGGCCTTAAACCTGCGTCATGCGGTAACGGACGGCTGTGCGCACAAGCTCGCCGACTACGGCGCGAACATCGGCGCATACGTTAAGGCTAACCGTCATTTCACTTCGCTGCATCGAGACTTTTTGAAACATGCCGCCGTGCGGATGATGAATGGGGGGCGTTTCTGATGGGCATTTTCAAAAGGCTTTTTGCAGCGGCCGCCGCCTTTTTGCGCGGGGTTAAAAATACCGAGCCGACCGAAGCCGAAACCGTGCGCACGGCCATGCTGCTGCCACGTGTGCGTGTGATTGGCGAATACCCTAAGCCAAACTACCGTAAATCGGGCGTTGCTGCTGCCAAGCGTGCGGCGCGTAAAGTGCGAAACCGTAAAAAAGGGCGCAAATCATGACAAAAAAAACGCTAATTGCCTTGGCTCATACCCTTGCATTATCTGCCGTCCCAATTGTTGCGCCGCCACCTGTGCGCTTGTGCCGACAGCACCCGAGTATCCGTTACGGCAAATCGGGCGTATCGGCAAACAAACGCACGGCACGCAAGATGAGAAACCGCAGAAAGGCGAAATGATGGCCCTGTTGGATATTTTGAAAAACCCTGCTACGGGCAAGGTATCCCACAGCAAGCTGTGGGCAAACGTAGCCTGTGCGGCGGGTACATATAAATTTGTGGGGTTGCCCGACCCGTCGCCGGAGATTTGGGCGGTGTACTTGGGCATTGTGGGCGGCTATGCAGTCGCCCGCGCGATGGTGTCGGTTAAACGGCAGGAAGTGGAGGCGGAAAATGCAAGCGAAAGTCATTAAATGGCTGCTGAAATGGCTGCCTGAAATTATTTTTGTGGTGGTGTTGGCGGTGTTGGTAGGCGTTGCTTATCACAGCGGCTTCAAAGCGGCACATGCCGAGCAGCAAACGGTTATCGACCAAATGAAGTTGGATGCCGCCGAAGAAAAAGCCGCCGCCGCCAAGGCTTATGCTGAGAAGATGGAGGAAATCCGCCAGTTGGATGCCGAAGTGAACCGTATCAAAGGCGAGGTCGAGCAGAATGCACTTAACATGAAAGCTGACGTAGAACGCCGAAAAATTAAGAACAAACAGGGAATAGAAAATGCCATTGCTCAAGATAAACAAGATGCCGTTTGTATTGACGGCCTTGGTGATAACGGCCTGCGCCAATACCGGCACGCCCTCGGTTACGACGATTAAGACGGTGGAAGTGCCGGTGATGCCGGAGCCTCCCGCGGTATTGATGGTTCCGCCGGTGCGCCCGGCACCGCCTGAAAACGGCTCGGTGCGGGCTTTACTGGAACACGCCGCCGAATTTGGCGCGTACACGGCAGAGCTGGAAATTCAGAATGCGGGCTGGCGCGAATGGGTGCGCGGCAACTATCAACTTAAAGTTAATAGTTCGAACTTGAAAGAAACGCTTAAAAGTTCGGAGACCGATAAATGACGACTTATCAGGAATTGGTCAGCCGCGTGTTGGCGGTAAAACACGCCGGCATCGAAATGGGCTTGGCCAAAGCCCGCGAACAGCAGCCGTTTATTGAGCAGGTATCGCGCAAGCTGGATGCGACCAGTTGGGATTACACCGTGCAAATGGATAAGGATTTCGGCGTTACCTTCAACGTTGAGCGTGGCATTGTGGATTTTAAAAACCAGTATCAGGCGGTAAAGCAAGCCTTGGAAGCACAGTTTGAAGTGGGTTTTTCAGTGGCGGATTGTACGCCGGTATTGGATGTTTTCTGCCGCCGCAGCGGATACGGCTGCCGCTTGGTTTTTAAGGAGCTGCCATGACGCCGATTGATTTTGAATTTGGCTTTAAAACCTTGTGGGGCTTGGCCACCGCCGCGGGCTGGTTTTGGATTAACGGTATTTCAGGCCGTCTGAAAGAAGCAGAAAAAGACCGAGCGGATTTACGCCGAGAGCTGCACGACGTGAAGTTGGATTACTCCACCAAGGCAGAAGCCCGTGCCGACCGCGACACTATTAACCGCCAGCTAAACCGTATCGAAGACAAATTAGACAAACTCGCCGAAAGAAAGGCGGATAAATCAACATGATGGAAAACAAAGACCCGATTTTAGCGGCACTCGCCCGCATTGAAGAAAAAATCGACAAAACCGCGAAACAGCAGGAAGCCATTAGCGAAGAGCTGGAGAAAATCCATAAAGACACCAAACGCACGGCTGCGGTGGTGGGCGGCGCGTCCGGCGCGGCGACGGCAACCATTGTATCTGTTGGCGTTGAGCTAATCCGCCGCATGGCCGGAGGCTGATATGGCGCACCCGCAGGAGACACGCGCCGAAGTGCGACGCCTGTACACGGTTGAGCAGAAAAGCTTGCCCGAAGCTGCGCAAGAAGCCGGCGTACCGTTGGCAACTGCACGCCAATGGAAAGCCCGCGATAAGGCGGCCGGCGAAGATTGGGATAAGCTCAAAACCGCCTACATTATGGCGGGCGGCAAAATGGAAGATGTCAACCGCGCCATCATGGCGAGTTTCTTGGTTCGCTACCAAGAAGCAATGGAGGATGCGGATAAATGGGATGCGCTCGACCCGTTGGAAAAAGTAGATGTGCTTACCCGCTTAAGCGACAGCTACACCAAAACCGTAGCGGCCAACCGCAAAATGTTGCCGGAAATCAGCGAGCTGGCCGTGGCAATGGAAACCATTAAAGGTTTTGGCGACTTTATCCGCGAAACCCGCCCTGCGGTGGCGATGGATTTTATCGAATTGATTGAAATGTTTGCGCCTGAATTGCAGCGGCGCTTCAGCAAGTGAGGCCGTCTAAAATGACAAAAGTCGAATATACGCATAAAGGTTGGTATCTGTTTTGCCCGATTTGGATTGCAAACTGGCAAGACCCTAGCGAAGCCCCCGCCGTTGCGCCCCGCTATAAATTGGAATGGCTGTTTTGGCTGGCCGACCAATTTTTCTTTGCCATGAGCGCCATGCACGAAATGAAAACGGGCTGGCCGCTGCCGTTTTGTTTCAAAGTTTGTCCTGAGCCGCTGAAAAAGCCTGTGGTTCATCATTATAAATAGGCCGTCTGAAAAATGCGTTTAAAGTCCCCGTTAAAAAGTAAAGAATTTATGCGCGAGCTGGCGGAATATGCCGGCCAGTTGCGCAGCCTGATAGAGGCGGAAGTTGAGGGATTTTCAACCAAGCCAGCCGATATTCTGCGCCGACGCCAAGCGGTGCTCGACCCCGTTTCAGGTTACGAATACTTTGTAAACAACTACTTCCCGCACTATATCAGCAGCGGCAGTAAATCAGAGCTGCACGAATATCTGTTTGAGCTGCTGCCGAAAGTGGCGGCGGACAAGGAAAGCCGATCAGAGGCGATTGCCGCTCCGCGCGGCGAGGCTAAATCGACGTTGGTTACCCAACTTTATACGCTTTGGCGCATCGTAACCGGGCAAACGCACTATGCCGTAATCGTGATGGACAGCATAGACCAAGCGTACCCGATGCTCGAAACCATCAAAGCGGAGTTGGAATTTAACCTGCGCATTGCCGCCGACTTCCCCGAAGCTGTGGGAGCCGGGCGCGTGTGGCAAGCCGGAACGATTGTGACGGCCAACAGCGTTAAGGTTCAGGTCGCGGGTAGCGGTAAAAAGCTGCGCGGTATGCGCCACGGTCCGAACCGCCCCGACCTGTGCATTTTGGACGACATCGAAAATGACGAACAGGTGCAGAATCCAGACCAGCGCAATAAGCTGCAATCGTGGATAGAGAAGACCATAGAACCCTTGGGTGGCGTGGGTAAGAAGTACGACATTATTTATATCGGCACTATCCTGCACTACGACAGCGTACTTTCCCGCACCCTTAAAAACAAATTCTGGAACGGCCGCATATTCAGGGCGGTAAAACGCTGGCCGGACAGAATGGACTTATGGGAAGAATGGGAAACCATTTGGCGCAATTACGGCGAAGCGGCTGCGATGGCCTACTACCGCGAACACGAAGAGGAAATGTTGGCAGGCGCACAAACATCTTGGGCGGCGCGCGGCATTCTCGAATTGATGAAGAAGCGCGCCAAAATCGGCTCGCACTCGTTCGCCTGTGAGTATCAGAACGACCCCGCCAGCGGTGAAGATTCACCCTTTGCCGACTATATGGACGGCGATATCTATTTCAACACCCTGCCGCCCGATGTGGTGATGTACGGCGCGGTTGACCCGTCTTTGGGCAAAAGCGGCAAGAGCCGCGACCCATCCGCGATTTTGGTGGGCGGGTATCAAAAGAGTACGGGTATTCTGTTTGTGGAAGTCGCCAAAATCAGACGGCGCGTGCCGGATTTGATTATCGAAGAAACCATTGAGCTGCAAAAAAAGCACAACTGCCAAGTGTGGGCGGTGGAATCGGTGCAGTTTCAGGAGTTCTTTAAGGATGAGCTGGTTAAGCGTTCCGCCCGCGCCGGCTGTCCCGTGCCTGCCCGCGGCATTAAGCCGGCTAGTGACAAGCTGTTGCGCATTGAGAGCCTGCAACCGCACATTGCCAACGGCCTAATCAAATTTAGGCAGGAACAGCGCGAACTTATCGAGCAGTTGCGCCACTTCCCCCACGCCAACCATGACGACGGCCCCGATGCCCTGCACATGCTGTGGATGTTGGCCGTGAGTGGCAACAAGGCGGATAAGGCCGTGCCGGTGCATATTCCCGAGCCTACGTTCTTTTAATTTAAAGGCCGTCTGAATCAAACTCTAGTCGGGCAATGCCGTGGATAAGGTTTCAGGCGGCCTACACATTTAAACAGGTGTTTAAACATGTTTGGATTGACCAAAGGCAAAACTAAAAAACACATTGATGCGCTGGTTGCAGACACAGCTTACGCCCTTGATGGTTTTATGAGCAACGCAGAAAGCTCGGACGAGCTGTTAGACCGCTTGGGGTTGAGCCGCGAACAGGTTTTCGCCGCAGTCAACTCGGATGATGAGGTCGAGAGTTGTAAAGAGGATTTGCGCACGGCCATGATGGCGAGCGGCTGGCGGCTGTATGGCGACGGCACCGACGATGCCCAACTCGACCGCATCTATCGGGTGGTGCGTAAAAACCTATCAGCCTTTGTGGAGCTGGTATTGACTGCCCGTATGAATGGTTATGCGGTAGGCCGCTATATCTACCGCCGAGAAGAAGACGGCCTGATTGTGCTCGACTACATTGCCGACCGTCGCGACGAGTTAGACCGCTACAAGCCCAAGCGTGGCGGCGTATTGATATATCAAGGTAATAACGGGGAAGAAGTGCTGGATACACAGGTGCTTAATCTGCTGCTGGTCAACCGTGCTACGGCGAAAAACCCCGCCGGAGAAATGGCCGTAGCCCGTCTTTTCCCAGCTGTGTCGGTGCGTAAAAACGGTTTTCTTTATGCACACCAATTTATCAAGCGTTATGCCCAACCCTATATGGTGGGTAAGGTTTCGGGCGATGCCCAAGGCTTTATCGGCAAGCTGTTTTCGTTTGTTTCAGGTGGGGCGATTACCGTTGATCCCGAAGACAGTGTAGAGATGCTGACCAATTCGGCTAATGGTGAGGGCTTTGAAAAACTGGAGCGCATGGCAAACGCGCGCATTCAAAAGGCCTTGCTAGGCCGCGTAAAAATATCGGACATGACCAACGGCAGCCGCGCGGCGCAAGAAACCGAAGAGAACACCCGCCAAGACCGCATCGAAGCCTATTTGAGCCTGCTGTCGTTGGCCGTACAGCACGCTGTTGATGCGATGGTGGCGGTTAATGCCGTTTGGGGAGTGGAAATCAAGCAAAAAGGCGGCTTGTGGTTCGAATTTATCGAAGAGGCCAAAATCGATAAGGCGCGAGCGGAGCGCGACAAAATTTATGCTGATTCGGGCATGGTGCGTTTTACCGAAGACTATTTCACACAGGTTTTAGGGTATGAAAAAGAACACTTTGAAATGGTTGAGCAGCAACCGCAGGCAGGAAAGGCAGCCCTTGCCGTTAAACTTTCAGACGGCCTGAATGGCGGCGAGCCGCCGCTTTTGAAAGTCGACCAAGCCTTGATGCAGCCGAAAATGCAGGCGGTTTTAAGCGCATTACAGGCATCGGAGAGCTATGCCGATTTTGAGGCGGCCTTGAGCAAGATGGATTTAAGCGAGGGCGATATGGCGATTATCGACAAGCTGGTAGGCGAATCCGTACGCGGATTTTCAGACGGCCTTGAGGACGGTAAATAATGGAGTTGAGATTCAACAGCCTGATTGACCGCGCCGCCTTGGGATTTTTAAAAAGTAAGAAGCTGCTACCCGGATTCAGCCATTACGATGTGTGGCTGTATGAGCATGCCGTCGCCTTTACCGTTGCCAAGATGATGGATAAGGATATGCTGGCCGACGTTCAGACGGCCTTAACCGATGCCATGCAAAACGGCACTACATTTGCCGATTTTAAAAAGCGGTTAAAACCGTATTTAATGGCGCGGGGCTGGTGGGGAGAATCGGTCATGCTTGACCCCGTGGACGGTGTGCCGAAAGTGGTACAGCTTGGCAGCACCCGCCGCCTGCGCACTATTTTTCACACCAACCTGCAAACCAGCTATGCAGCCGGTCAATGGGCGCGGGTACAAAACCGCAAGGCCGCCCTGCCGTATCTGAAATACATTCCCAGCGCGGCCACGCACAAACGCGACGCACATAAGACCTATTACAATTTGATTCTTCCCGTTGAACACGAGCTGTGGAATACGATATTTCCGCCTAACGGCTACGGCTGTCTGTGTGGCGTGCGCCAGCTCACCAAAACGCAAGCCCTGCGCGAACGTGGCGAAGATATTGCCAAAGACCCCGACGGCTTTACCGATGCCCAAAAAGAAGCGCATAAGCAAGGCCGCTTGGAAGACAGCCCGAATATCGAAACCATCGAATTTACCAATCCGCGCACCGGTCAAACGGTACGCATTCCCGCCGACATTACGCCCAGCTTTGCCCATAACCACGGCGACCGCGTGGGTGCACTGCAACAGCTTTTCGGCAAACGGCACGGGCAAGATGCACTTAATAAAATGATTGCAGAGCGCGAGGCGTACCTTGATGCCAAGCTGCGGCCTGTCGGTGTGGGCATTACCAGCTTTGCGGGATTAAAGGCCGACAAGTCCGAAGTTGCCCGCCTACTGGAAGATAAGGCGCAAAAAAAACACACCCTTCACGAAGCAGAGGCGGCTGCGTTGTGGCAACAAGCATACGGTGTGAAACTGGAGCGCTACGATTTGGATAATGCCAACCCGCCTGATTTTCTCGTTGCAACAGACAGCGCGCGCGAAACGTGGCCGACGTTGGATTTCATGTTTACCGCCGATGCGGACAACGAATACAAGCTGGAGCGGTTTAACCGTTTCTTTGCGCACGACGAGGCGGCGTGGCTGAAAACCCAAAGCAATATCCAAAAGCATCTGAAAAAAGCAGATATTGTGCCGCTTGATTTGCGCCTTCTGAATGCACTGAATAGAGCTAAGGTAATTGCTTATGTGGTATCATTGCCCGAAGAACAACGTAATCAAATCACTTTGATATTTGGGGATAAGAAATGAGTTTGGCCGATAGCTTGAGCATAAGCTACCACCCTGAAAAGCCCGAGGGCGAGCAATTCGCCGAGGTTTATTTGGGTCGCGAAGCTGCCTGCGTGCTGTATGACTACATGTTGCCGCGCATGGAAGCTGCCGCGCCGGGCTGTGCGGAAGAGTTTGAGGGATTGTGGTTGGTGGAAGATTTAAGCCTGCGCCATATCCCCGAGCGATACTGGCTGCCGGTATTCAATTTGGTAATGCAGGCGTGTGATGCTGAGACCGTACTCAAGCCATTTAAATCTGCATTAAAAAAAGCGTTGGAATCACGCTACGATTAATTATAAACAAGCGCGCCCTGTGGCGCGTTTGTGCTATTCTAAAAATCCGCGTTTTAAGCGCGGTTTTTTTATTATCCTATACCTACCCATTAGGCGTGTCGTAAAAATCAATCCTGCGCGATTCTAATCGGGGGTTTAATCACTTTATCAATCATTCATGCGCGGGCTATTCCGCCGTTTTCAAAACTGTCGGCAGAAAGCTGTAATGAAACGCTGCCAATCTGATTTTTATCCGCCTGTCTGCACAATGGCGGCATGACTACCAAATCCACACCCCAAACCTTAAACCTGCGCCTTTCTTCCGCCGACGCGGTGGCCGTTGCCGCCGTATCGGGCGAAGAGCCGCGCAAGTTTTCCGGCATTGCCAACAGCGGCCGCCCGTTCGGCTTAGGTACGTGGCAAACGGTTATCGACTTCGACGGCATCAAGCTCAAAGATAAAACCGCCTTTCTCATCGACCACGCGGGCAGTAAGCGCGCGGGCGTGGGTAAGTTGTCGGTTACTTCGGACGGCCTGTATGCCGAAGGCACTTTACTGAACAACGAGCACGGGCGAGCCGTGGCGGAAGAGTCCGACCAAGGTTTTCCGTGGGAGATGTCGGTTTATGTACAGTCGGCGCGTGTTGAAGAATTGAGCGCGGGCGCGAAAACCAGCGTTAACGGGTATGAAGTTCAAGGCCCTATGCTGATTATGCGTGATTGCACTATCCGCGAAGTGTCGTTTACCGCTGTGGGCGTTGACGGCAATACTCACGCCGTGGCTTTGTCGGACGACGGCAAGCCGCGGGCATTTGATTATCAACAACAGGAGCATTTAAGCATGACACCTGAAGAGAAGGCGGAATTGGACCAGCTGAAAGCAGATAAAGCGAAGCTGGAGCAAGAAAACGCCGATTTGAAACTCTCCGCGCATAAAGCGCAGATTGATGCCAAGTTGTCGGCAGCCGGTTTTAAAGCCGGAGCGGACGGTAAGTTTAGCGGCGTGGGCGAATCGACCTACAAGCTGCTGCTTTCCGCCGATTTGAAAGATGCCGAGGCCGTGATCACCGACCTGAAGCCCGCCGAAGCGGCCTTGTCGGGTGCGGGTAAGCCGCAGGTGCCGGAGGCGTTGCTGGCTGATACACAACCCGGTAATCCGGACGAACCGGCAGGCGGCGTGAAGCTGTCGGTGGCGACGGGTAAAAGTTCTTTGAACGGAGGTGCGTATGTCTGAAGCCAAGATGAAAAGCACAGGTAATGAAACCTTGGGTCATGTAACCGGTGACTTTTTGAAATGGGAGGCTACGCCGCTTACCCGCGAGGCGGTAACCGCTTCCAAAGGCACTAAAATCGGCACCTTTGTCGATTATCCGCTGCGTACCGGTAAAAAGCTGTTGGCGTTGACCGACGAGCAGGACGGCAAGGTGCTGGTGCAGCCGCACAACTGCATTATCGATTTGTCGCTGGTGGCTGCTACGGCAGTTAATGCGGCGGCATCGACGGGCGGCAATCTCGACGGCCTGAAAAAAGACGGCGACCCCTACGGCATCGTCTATCAGGGTGCGCCCGCCGCTTAAACCCAAACGGTACAGGCCGTTTCAGACGGCCTGCCCCTGTGTTTACTTTAAAAAAAAAGGAAATTCTATGCCTTTATCCAGCGAAAGCAAGTTCGGCGTTAAGGCTTTGACCACCGCCATCAACAAAGTACCGGCCACGCCCACGCAAATCCGCGACTTGGGTATTTTCGAGCCGCAGTACCTGACTACCACTTATGTAAACGTGGAATATCAGGAAGGCCGTCTGAATTTGGTGCAAAGCAAAGAGCGCGGCGAGTCCGGTCAAGCCGTGCCCCCTAAAGGCCGCGCGATTAAAACATTCAGAATTCCACATCTTCCCGAAGACGACGTAGTCCGCGCGGATGATGTACAGAATCTGCGCGCATTCGGCAGCGACAAGGCGGAAACCGTGGAAAACGTGGTAAGCGACAAGCTCGCCGATGGCAAGCTCAACCTCGAATACACCCGTGAGCATCTGATGCTGGGTGCGTTGCAGGGCAAGATTTTAGATGCCGACGGCACCATGCTATACGACCTGTATAAGGAGTTCGAGCTGACCCGCGAAACCATCGACTGGAAACTCGATACCAAAACCACCGAAGTGGGCCAGTTAATGGATAAAACCATTGCCGGCCTGCGCGCCAAACAAAACGGTGCGATGGTAACGGGCTGGGTGGCTTTGTGCGGCTTGGACTTTCTAACCGCGCTGAAATACCACGACAAAATCAAGCCGCTGTACGAACGCTACCGCGACGGTGCAGCCTACCGCGAGGGGTCGGCCAACCCGATTGAGTTTGAACACAACGGCATAAAGTTTATCCAGTACACCGGCAACTTCGGCGAAAAAGGTGCAAAAATCGCCGCCGACCAAGCAATTTTGCTGCCGGTAGGCCGCAAGCTGTACACCGAGGCATTTGCGCCAGCCGATATGAATGCAACCGTTAACACCCGTGCATTGCCGTATTACGCCAGCCGCGAGAAACTCGACCACGACAAAGGCTGGAGCCTGCACATGCAGTCCAACCCGCTGCCGATTGCCTTGCGCCCCGAGCTGCTGGTAACGCTTTCCGTTTAAAAGGCCGTCTGAAATGCTGATTACCCGTGAAGATATGATTTTGCGGTTTTCCGAAAGGGAGATTGCCGCACTTACCGACCATGAATACGGCAAGACCGTAAACGTCGAAGTATTGGATCGGGCAATCGCAGACGCCGAAGCCGAGGTGGGCAGTTATCTGGCCGCCGCCGGTTATAAAAGCTTTGAAGGCGAAGTGCCCCGCGTGTTGGTTTTGAAGGTGTGCGACATCGCCCGCTACTACCTGCATGAAGACGGCGATATTGAAATCGTTGAAAAACGCTATAAGGCGGCTGTTGATTGGCTGAAGGCATTGGTTAAAGAGCCTCGCCTGCTGGGTTTGGATGCAAGCCAGCCTGCGGGCAAGGCTTCAGACGGCCTGTATGCTGTGATACCGAATAAGGTGGAGCAATGGCATGAAATTAACCGTTGATACCAATTTACCCGAGCTGCAAGCGCATTTAAATACGCTGTATATCCGTTTAAACGGAGATTTAAAACAGCCCTTGAATGCCGTGGCTGCGCTGCTGGAAAACAGCACCCGCAAGCGTTTTGAAACCAAAACCGCACCCGACGGCAGCAAGTGGGCGGATTTGTCGCTGTGGACGCTGTATGCCAAAACCGGCAAAAACGGCAAAGCGCGCGGCTCGATTTTGGTTGACCGCGGCGACTTGTTGAGGAGCATCACCAGCCACGCCACCGAAAGTATGGCCGAAGTCGGCACCGACCGGGTATATGCCGCTTATCTGCAAACCGGAACCGCTAAAATGCCCGCTCGCCCCATCTTCGGATTGAGCGAGCAAGACCGCAGCGACATCCGCGAATCGTTGGGTGAGTGGCTGCAAACCATTTGGAGCAAGTAGTTATGGCAAAACTGCCGATGTATCAAAACATGCTCGCCTGCTACCCGTCCATCTTGGAGCGTATGAGGCAAGTGCCGGGCGTGAGCGATGTTTTAGAGGCTGCGGATTTAGAGGCGGTAACGTCCGACCGAAAAATCAAACCGCAAGACGGCGCGGTTTATGTGGTGTTCGACGGATTCACGCCCGATGCGACAGCCGGAAACAAAGGTTTGTTGCGCGAGCGTTTGAGCTTCAGCTTCATTTTGTCCAAACGCCAATACAACCCCAACCGCCTGCAATACGGAGCAGACGGTGTGGGCGAAACCATTACCGCCATCAAGTCGGCATTTCAGGGTTTCGACCCCTGCGGCGACAACGGCCAAAAGCTCACGCTGGAGCCGTTTACCGCCCGCGCCGCCCTGCCGATTGCCTATCACGAAGGCTTTGCATTTTTCCCCATGCGATTTGAAACCGCAGTAGCCATTGAATTGAGAAAGGACTGATATGCCTATCAACCGCACCGCCGACCACGGCCTGATTTTTGAGGGCGACGTAAAAGTACGCAACCGCAATATCGCCGATGGCGGCATTTACGATGTGGGTAATACCACGTCATTAACGACCGCATCATCTACCGAAAGCAAAGAGCGCACCAGCAAGCGCAAAGGCACTTACGGCCAAGCGTTGGACAGCTTGGTAACCCAAAAACCGACCGAAGTCGGCTTGAAACTGGATACTTTCGATAAAAATAACTTGGCAATGGCCTTGATGGGTGAAGCTGCTGTTATTGCCGCCCGCGCCGAGACCGTAACCGATACCGTGATTCATATCGGCAAAAAAGGTCAAGGCTACAAGTTGCCGCACGAAAACATCGACCCGTCCACAATTAAGGTTAAGAACAAAAGCGACCAAAACGTGGCGGCAGAAAAGGTTGTATTTAATGCCAATGTCGGCTTCATTGAAATTGACCCGTCTGCCGACAATGTGAACGATGATGAAGACATCAAAGTAAGCTACAAAACCCGCGCCGCAGGCGGCTTCAAAATCAGTGCAGGCGCATTGAGCCGCTTGGATTTGGAAATTTGGGTCGACGGCAAAAACCGCATCACCGGCGAAGCGGGCGTATTGCACATTCCGCACGCTGTGTTGGCTGCCGACGGCGATATCGACTGGTTCGGCGACGACTTCGCGGAAGCCGCCTTTAAAGGCACGGCGGTGCTAGCCGAGGGTCAAACATCAACTTATTATTTCTCCAGCTTCAGCAATTAAGCCGGGTGTCAATGATAAAGGCCGTCTGAAAACAGACGGCCTTTTGTTGTGCTTTTTTGCGGTGTTTTTGTCATGCGTTTAACAGGGCGGTTACAACGGCGAAAATCAAAAAACCGACCACAACGGCAGCGACATAAAACGGCAGCTTGGCGAGTAGAGATGTAGGGTTATCCCCTTTTGCGGCAGCCGGCACGCGGTATCGGCCTGAATTGGTCAGTAGCCCCGCGCAAAACAACAGCAACAATAATAATTCCATAACATCTCCCGTAATGAACGACGTCCGGTAGTCCGGTGCAGTCTCTTATCAATAATTACGGATTAGCATAACGTAATTATAAAGGTTTATCAATATGGCATCGGCAGAGCTTCAGGCCGGCATCCGTATTACGGCGGGTGTGGACGGCGCGGAACAGATTAAGACGCTGGCGGACGAAATTCAGGCGGCGGGGTTGGATACGGCCAAATTATCTGAAGAAGCGCAGAAACTGCATGAAACATTTGCGAGAACGTCGCAACAGCAGGCATTAATCGAGCAGTACAAGGCTTTGGAAAAAGAGCTTGAAGAAACAGGCCGCGCCATGAAGGCCGCCGATACCCTGCTCGACGGGCTGCACGAGAGCATGAAAGACGGGGCAACCACCGAACAAAAAGAGGCGGTGGCAAAACTACGTTCGGAAATGGAAAAGCTCGCAAAAAAAGAAACCGAGCTTACCGAAAAAGTGCGCGACTCCCGCAATGCCATGACTGCGGCGGGCGTGTCGGTTAAAAACCTTGCTGCCGACGAACAGCGGCTGGCAGCGGAAGCATCGGCGGCCGCCGTCAAAATGGATAAGCTGGCCGCCGAGGCGCAGGAACTCAAAGCTATTGCCGATGCCCGCATACAATTGGGGCTTGATACGGACGATAAAGCGCGGCAGGAAATAGAAAAAACTAAGCAGGCTTACGAAACGCTAAAAAACAGCGGCACATTGAGCCATGCCGAACTGGCGCGCGCGGCGGAACTGCAACGTGACAAGGTATATAAAATCGAACGCAGCTTGAGCGACCTGCGCCCGACGTTGGCGGATGTCGCAGACGAGTTGCAGGGCGTGGTTACCAAGGCGGGCGGCTTGGCTTATGTGGGGCGCGAAGCGGTCAAGTTTGAGTCTGCAATGGCGGGCGTAAAAAAAGTGGTAGATGGTACGCCCGAGCAAATAGCGGGATTGTCGGGCGAAATCAAACGCATGGCAGGCGAATTGGGCATCGTGCCCGAGCAGTTGGCGGAAATTGCCGCACAGGGCGGCCAGTTGGGCATTGCTTTAGACAGATTGCCCGAGTTTACGGAAATGGCGGCAAAAATGTCGGTGGCGTTCGGTATATCCGCTCAAGAGGCGGGCGATGCGGCGGCTACCATTGCCAACGTATTCCAATTGCCGATTGAAGAAGTGGAGCGGCTGGGCGATGCGGTCAACACTTTGGGTAACAACACCGCTGCCCGCGAGAAAGACATTATTGCCGCCATGACCCGCATCGGCGGTACGGCCAAGCAGTTTGGTTTGGCTGCCGAAGAGGCTGCTGCTTTGTCCGGTGCGTTTATTGCTTTGGGTAAACCGCCCGAGGTGGCGGCAACAGCCATCAATGCGTTGCTGCAAAAATTGCAGACGGCTCAATCGCAGGGTAAGGATTTTCAGACGGCCTTAAGCCAAATCGGCTTATCGGCGGATGATATGGCGGCAAATATCGCGGCCAACCCTCAAAAAGCCCTGAACGAGTTTTTGGGTAAACTGCAACAGCTCGACAAGCAGAGCCGCGCCTTAGTGCTTTCCGATTTGTTTGGCGCGGAATACAGCGACGATATCGCGCTGTTGGTCGGCTCGCTCGGGGAGTACGAAAAAGCTTTGGGTTTGGTGTCCGACAAGGCGCAAACTTTAGGTGCGATGCAAAACGAATTTACGGCGGCAATGGATACGGCGGAAGGCCGTCTGAATCAGGCCAAAGCATCTTTTCAGGCGGCGGCCGCTACTATTGGCGAGGCTCTGTTGCCCGCCATTTCTGCCGTTGCTTCGGGTGCTGCGCGTGTGGCTGACACGGTGGGTTCTGTGGCGGAGCAGTTCCCGGTTTTGACCCAGCTTGGGGTTATGTATGCAGGTTTGCGCGTGGGTATGCAAGCGTTGGAAACTGTTACCCGTTTAACCGGCGCGACATCGGTTAGAAGTATGCTGCAAGCCGAAGTTGGTACCAAGAAATTTTCAATGCAACTGTTGGCGGCAAAAGCCGCCGCTGCGGCATTAAATACCGAATTGGGTAAAACCGCCGCCCGCGATCTTGATATTTTAAAAAATGCGGCGGGAGGATTGAAAGAGAAGCTGGCGCAGGCGGCACATGCTGCGGCGGGGATAGGTATTGCATTAAGCACGGGTACGAGTGTCGGTGATTGGGCTTATGAAAGTTCCGCTGCCGTTAGGTCGTTTGGCGACGAGCTGGGGCGGGCTTTGGCTTATGTGGATGCCATTTTTACCGACCGCACGTTTGATGACGTATCCAAGCATTTTAAAACGTCTGCCCAAGCTGCCCGCGAGTTGGCCGAAGCAGAGAAGGCAGCTGCCAAAGCTAAGGCAGAGCGGGCGGAAGCCGATGCCAAAGCGGCCGCGGCAGAATCTGCCCGCATCACGGCCATGCAGCAACAATACCGCAGTTTAAAAGCCGAACATGACGCGGTGGCCTCATCCATGAAGCTGTTGCAGTCGGAAGGTTTGGAAAACGGCGAAATTTACGCCCAACTTGCTACGCAGGCCGATGGTTTACGGGCGGAAATGGAAAAGTTAAACGCCGAGTTAAACAAAGCTGGCGCGGATTTTAAATTTGACACCGGCGCGATTGCCGAAGCAAAAAACGCGCTTAAAGACTTGGGATTGACCGCAGAGCAGGTGTCTAGCGGAATCAGCGAAGAAGCTGCGAAAGGTTTGGCGGCTTTCGACAAAGCGGCGGTGCAGTTCGGGCATGACAGCGAGCAGATGGCGCGCATTTTTCAGGCAGCATTGTCAAAGATGGACAGCCCCGAAGCTGTGGAAGCCTTGCGTAAACGCTTGGAAGACGTGGGCAAGCAGGCCGGATTGACTGCCGAAGAGATTGCCAAAATCGGGGAGAAAGCCCCTGATGCTGCCGCTAAAGTGTCTGAAGCCTTTGCCAAAATCGGCGTGGATGCAGAAGCCGCTGCAACAGGAATCAGCAGTAAAGCCAAAGAAGCGTTTGCCGATTGGCAGGCGGCTTCGGCGGCGGCTAAAGATGCGGGGATTGAAGACGCCCGTTTAATCCGCAACGGTTTTGAGCAGATGATGGGCAAACTGCAAAGCCGCGCCGAGTTTGATGCGTTCCGCGCGCAGTTGCAAAAGAGCGGCGATGCGGCGGTGCTGACAAAAGAGCAAATCCAGCGGCTGAACGATGCGGCCAAAGAAGGTGCGGCGGGAGCCAAAACGGCTTATGACGCAATGGCTCAATCCATCAAAACGGCTGCCGCTGCCGCTGATTTGAGCCGTGTTGCGGCAGAGGCTAAAGCCGCATTTGAGGCGGGTGCGATTACCGCAGCCCAATATGATCAGGTGTTGGCACAAGTTAAACAGCGCACCGCCGAACTGGAGGCGCAGTCGGCCAAGGCGGGCGATACGGCGGCGAATGCCCATAACAAAGCGGCCGCGGCTGCCGATAATCATGCACGGGCGGCGCAAGGTGCGGGGCAATCCAGCAAAGAGCTTGCCGACGGCATGGAGAAAGTAGCCGGCGCATCTGAATCGGCAACCCGAAAAGTCAACGCCCTGCATCAAGGTATCAGCAGCACCTACGGTGTGGTCAAACTCACGCGCGAAGAGTTTGTGCGCTATAACAATCTGCTACACGGCCTAACCGAACAAGGAACGCACTTTTTACGCAAAGGCTGGCGCGCTTATGCCGACCAGTTTTTAAACAGCATAAAAGATGCGAACCGCGCGCAGGAAGAATTAAACGCCGCTATTTCAGACGGCACGGTTAACATGGGCCATCTTATCCGTGCGACCACCGCGGCGGGCGCTGCTGCCGGCAAGCTGGATAAAACCAGCCTTGCCAACCTGCAAAATTCCATTGAAGCGGCACGGCAAAAGCTGGTGCAGCTTAAAGACGAGGCTACGGACGCACGCTTGTCGATTGAAGCGGAATTGGCAGCCATCAACGGCGATGAAGAGGCAGGCTATGCCTTGCAGCAGCAACGCAAGTTGGCGGAATTGAGAGCCAAGCAGCAGGCAGCGGCCAAAAACGGGCAAGGCGATGTGGCGGGTGAATGGGCGCGGGCGTTGCAGGCGCAGGAAACCCTATACGCCCGTCAAAAAGAGCAGCGGCAGCGGGAAAAGGCCGAGGAAGAGCAAAGGCAGCGCGAAGCGGCGGCAATTAACAAGGATGGCGGCAGCCGCTTGAATCTCGGAGATTTGGATAATCTCAAACTTGACGGGCTTGGTGATGCTGCAAGTGGTGTGATTAAACAGCTTGAATCAGCCCTAAATGCCCGGGATGCCAAAGTCGTTGAAAAAGCCGGGCAGGAATTGTTAGTTCAACTTCAAGCCGAACTCCGGCGTATGAGTTAGGCCGTCTGAAAAAATCCACGCAACCCGACCAAGTGAAGCCCTTATCCCCCGCCCCGTGCGGGGCTTTTTTTATCATCTCTTGGAGGAGTTTATAAAATGTCGAACGATTATTGGCGATTAAAACGCAAAGATACCGGCGCGATTGTCCGGCTGCCGCAGGATATGCGCTGGCTCGACGAATTTGAGTGGTCGAAAGTGGCGCAGGCCGCACCGCAGCGTACCCTGTCGGGCGGCTTGGTGATACAACAGGGCATTAAGCTCAACGGCAGGCCGATTACGTTGGGCGGCGATTGGGCGTGGCTCAAGCGCGGCGATCTGCACACCTTGAGAGAGTGGAGCGATACGCCCGCGCTGGAAATGGAGCTGACCCATTACGACGGGCGCACCTTCGACGTGGCATTTAGATTACATGATGCCGCGATGAATCGTATTGAGCCGGTGCGATATGCTACGCCCGAAACAGACGGCGACAAATACACCGCCGCTATATTGTTAATGACGATTTAAACAGGTTTTAAAACATGACAAAAACCACGCGATTAACCCAGCAGGATTTGCAGATTTACCCCAGCCAACGCTTGACCGACACGCCCGACGGCGGCGGATTGATGGTCGGAACGCCGTTAACGGGCGAGGATAACGAGATTTTTCCGCCCGTATCCGATGTTGACCGAACGATGGGCAGTTTTGACGCGCGCCTGCTGTATCCGGGCGTATTGCGGGCAGATGCAGAGCCGCTTTACGGGGCGCACTTTATCATTTCCGAGCCGCCGCAGGCAGATAATGTGTCGTTTTTGGCGTTTAAAGCCCGCAACTACGGCGAAAGCCGCGCCGAAATCATGCCGCGCATCGAAGCATACAGCGTACCCACCGTGGAAAGCCGCATGACCCTGCTTGGCCGACACATGGCCGGTATCCGCATGATTCAGGCTTATCAGCGCGAAGAAGCTCCGCTGCCGAAAGTGGGCGAGCGTTACTGCTTGGAAATGCGCGAAACATCGGGCAATAAAAACATCATCCGCTATCAGTATTTCCGTATCGCCGATTTGGAGCACGAAGTGCGCACGTTTGAAATCCCGCTGCCGGGCGGCGGTGTGAAAGAAATCCAGCGGCGCGTGCTGAAAATGGAGATTTACAATCCATTGTCAGATGACTATGCCGGCACCGCCTACCCTGTGGAAGGCTACGCGGGCAACGGCACGGCCATTTTGGAAACGCAGGTGGCAGATTCGGCTACTTACTACGGCGTGCGCCCGTTGGCCGAAGCACTAAATAAAGGCGCGCTGGAACTGAGGGTGGACAGCATTTATGAAAAGCTGGTGCCTACATCCACGGTGGAAACGCCTTATGTTGACCAATATACCGTATCTTCGGAGGCGTGGGTGCCTGCCGGCACCGAGCGCGTAATGTTTCGTTCTGACGGGTCGGTATCGGGCAATATTTGGCTGGAACAGCCCGTGATACCGGGTACGGTTAAGATACAGGGCTGGCAAGACGATGCACAAGGCCGTCTGAAAAAAGGCGGCAATATCGTCAATATCGACTACAACCGCGGCCTGATTGCCGATTTTCCTGCCGCCTTCGGCGTGAGCATCTCTGCGGTTCCGGGCGCGCAGCAAAGAGCCGCCCGCCACTCGACTTATATCGAGGTAAAAGATACCAACCACGGCACGCAATGGGCACCGCTTTTGCAGCCTGCGCCGCTGCGCGGCAGCCTGACTATATCGTTTATGAGCTTGGGGGTGTGGTACACCCTGCGCGACATGGGAAACGGCATCTTGCTGGATGCCGAAAACAACCCCTGCGGTACGGTAGAGCCGAGCGGCTCGGTGGTGGTGTCGCTGCCCGCCTTGCCCGATGTGGGCAGCAATATCGTGTTTGCATGGTCGCCTACTGCCGATTACCGCACCTTTAATGCCGATAAGGCGGGTACGGATTCGGTGGCCGAAACCGTTGCGGCGGTTGCCGTGTATGACGTGGGCGCCGACGTGAAGCCCGGAACTCTGCAATTATCGTGGAACGACGGCGCAGACAAAACCGCCGGCGACAACGGCAGCGGCAAGCTTACGGGCGATGCCCAAGGCGACGTATTATATAAGCGCGGTGAATTGCGGGTATCGTCGGCGATTGGCGCATCTACGGTGCAGATAAGGTGGCAAGAATACACCGAGCCGGAAGTGAGCAAATCGGCAAGCATTAATCAGTCCGGCACCTTGCGCTTTAACGCGGGAAAAGCCGTGCCCGGCTCGCTCAAAATGGACGTTAAACTCAAAATCGAAGCCACTGGCGTGAAGCGTACCCGCTTTAAGGTCGGCATGGGCGGCCTCTTCGGGCGTTACGATGTCGAGACCAAAGATTATAAGGTGGGTATTGATACTTTTGCCGCCAGCATCGGCGACAACGGCGGCGGCGGGCTGACGCTGAACGGCCAAACCCTGAAAGGCGGGAGTATCGATTATGCGTCCGGCGCGATTGTGTTGCCCGCATCGGCTCTTCAAATCACGGCATACGGCTATCAAGATGCTTTGGCGGAAATCGGCGCAGGTGCCAAAACCATCAATATCGAGGGCAAAGAGTACGAACTTGATAGCTTTACCGTGCATTTTATCCATGCCCAAACCACTGTGAGGCCGTCTGAAACCGCCCGCGCGGCAGAAAAAACCGCAACCAACGCGGCCATGACGTTTAACGTGTTGCGCGGGGCTTATGCGGGCAGCCACGCTTTGCCGGATACTTGGGCGTTTAGTGCGGGCGGTATCCGCATCATCGAGCGCGGCGGCCAGCTTTATAAGGATTGGGACGTACAAACCGGCACCGGCAAGGTAATAGGCAGTTTAAATACGGAAACCGGCCGCATTGTGATGTCGGATACGTCGCTTAATTTGGTTGACGTCAAAATCACGGCGGGCATCGTGGTTGCGCCCGCTACCAAAATCGGCAATTTTGTCGGGCGAACTCCCGCTGCTCCGGTCAAGCCCGAAAGCTTTACCGTGTATGCCACGGAAACAGGCGCAGACGGCCAAGTGCGGACATTGACGGGGCGGTCAAATGCTTTGGGCGAAATTGACGGCGAGCTTAAAGGCAAAATCCACTACGAAACGGGCTTTTTCAGCATCGAAGGCGGGGCATTGTTTTATGCAGACACCCTGCGCTTCAACTGTGTAACCCAAGACAATATTCCGCTCGATTCCAGCGTTATCGGTATCGATTCCGTGCGTCTACCGTCTGACGGCCGCGTGCCGGTGTACCGCAAAGGCGATATGATTGTGATCGGCAACCGCATCAAACAGGATTTGGGCAGCACGTTTACGGGTAATCAGACCGTGCAGCTTGACCGTCAAAACAGCGACCGCATTTGCTTGGTTGATGCCAAAGGCAAGCATGTGTTGGCCGATAAATACAGCTATGATTTGGCTGCCGGCACGATAACGTTTGCCGAGCCGTTGGATTTGTCGGACTACACCTACCCGCTCACAGCGGTACAGGCGTGGGAAGAAGAAAACCGCGTGATGGGTGTGGATATTTCAGGCCGTCTGAAATTGCAGTTTCCCGTAGGGCGCGATTACCCGAAAGAATCGACCTATGTATCCAGCGCCTTAATCGGCGGTGATTTGCTGGTAAGGGCGACCGAGCCGTTTTCACAGCAGACTTGGGATAACGTTTGGGGAGACGAAATCCGCGGCAATCCCGTTTTGTCGCGGTTGGATGTCAAAAACTACCCGATTAAGCTCACCAGCAACGGCGCGATTACCGAGCGTTGGCTGCTGCGCTTTACCAGCGACACCCAATACGAGCTGTACGGCGAGCGGCTGGGCTTGATTGCCAAGGGCGACACTTTGGGCGATTTGGCCCCGCTCAATCCCGCCACGGGCAAGCCTTATTTCACGCTCAATCGCTTGGCATTCGGTGGTGGTTGGGCGAGTGGCAACTGTGTGCGCTTTAATACCTACGGTACGCCGACACCCGTTTGGATTCTCCGTGCGGTACAGCCGACCACGGTTAAGCAGACCGAGCGCGACGGCTTTTCCGCCTGCCTGCGCGGTAATACCGTTATCGATGAGTAAGGTATATAATACGCTGTAACAACTCCCCCTACTTTGCCGTCGCCCGTGGCGGATTAACAAGGCCGGGGGCTTTCCGAATAAGGCCGTCTGAAAATTTCAGACGGCCTTTGCTGTAAGTGAAACAGGTTGTCAATCCGATCTATTGCGCGCGCGGGAAAATCGGGCATCTAAAACCGATTTTAAAAGGCAGGTTAAACCATGTTTAAAACCGAACGTGTTCCGGTTACTTTATTCCAATCGACCGATGAGGGCGCGCCGCAGCTTACCGCATCCGCGGGCAGCCTGAAAACCATTCTGAAAGCCTGTTTGGTAACGGGCTATGGGGATAAGCAGGCGTTGGGATGGGAATCGGCCTATGAAGACAGCACCTATATTGCCTTCCGAAGCAAACACAATAAAGCCAGCAAGTGCTGGATTTCCATCGACAACCAATACGAACGTGCGGCGGTGGTAACGGGCTATCATGAGATGTCGGCAAAAAACACCGGAGAAAATCAGTTCGGCGAAGGGCTTGTTCAATTGTTGAGTAACAGTTCAGAAAATGCTCCTTGGGTGTTGGTAGGACACGAACGCGGTTTTTGCTTGTTAGTACGGTCTGCCCTTTATAATCCCAATAGATGTTCTCAAATGATTTATTTTGGCGATTTCTGCAGTATTGCGCCTGATGATACTCGTAATTGTATCTTATGCAAAAGCGGCCACGAATTATCAGTCAATAAATATATTGACTCCAATCATTATGGCGTCGGAAGCGACATAATGGCCAGTTCTTTCAGTTATTCTATTAGCAAAACCAAATTTGCTTTTGCGGCTTCTTCGGATAAGATGAATCACAATGTTTACGGTGCTTTTGCTTCGGTTGCACAGGCACATAGGGGGGCAGAATATCCTGATTTTGTATCGCAGGGTTTTTCGGCTTTTGAAATTTTCATGTTGGAGTCAAGATATGGCTCTAATCTATATACATACCACTTACGTGGGCTTCTCGGCGGAGTTATGGCAATTAGAGAAAAATTGGAAGATTTAGATGATTTTCAATTTTTTAACAATATCGATCAGAGCGGAGACCGATTCCTTAAATTCAACACCAACGATAATACTGTCGGTAAAGATTGCTTCCTGCTTAACTGCACCGCATGGGAAATTTAAACCATGCTGTTTAAGTCCCGTATAGCTATTTTCAAGCGGCCTCGCCATGAGAAGCCTTTACGAATGGCGGTTAAGAGCCGTGTCGGCATTTGTCGCCGTCCCCGTCATCCGCAGCCTTTGTTCGGTGCGGTCAAATCCCGAGCGGGAAATCACTACGGCCGCACTCACGGCGGCGGTTTCATTGCCGGGCGCGGCGACGGTATTTTGACCGTGGGGGGCCAGCCTGCCGAACGGCGCATTCTCTTGTTTGAGCGCGGAACGTTTAAATTGGTGCGCGGGGCATGGAGCCGCCCCGACGGCACTTATCTGCTCGACCGCATTAACCCCGACCGCGACTATTTGGTATTGGCCCTTGACCATAAAAGACAATACGAGCCGGTTGCCTATGATTTTGTGCGCCCCGCCGTGCCCGAAAGCGGCTAGGCCGTCTGAATAACACACCATGAGCGATACCCGCGCCACTTCCCCCGATGCTTTGCCGTTGTCGTTCGGTTTGCCGATTGCTGCCGACCGTAACGTTGCGGCTTTGCCTTTGCCGCTCAAACGGCGGTTGGGCGACGTGCAAGACGTCGGATCGGTTGCCCCTGATAAAGATCATGACTACGGTTATAACCCGTGGCGCGACCCTGTGCGGCCGATGGTGTCGGCATCGTTCGGCTTTGTGCTGCCGCCCGTTGCTATGCGCGCTGCCCTGCAAGGCGGTTTTTCAGACGGCCTGCCCGTTGCGTTGGATTATGCCGGTGTATATGTGGATGCGGTGGGTGTGGCCACCTGTATGCAGGCTGCCGTGCAGGGTATGGCAGCCCTGAAACGCAAGCAAAAAAGCGTATATACCCCCGCCGTGCTGTATGCTGGCGAAGCCGCAGCCAATATCAGCGGTATGGCGGATTTGAGGCGCGAAACCCGCGCAAATATGTCGGGCGGGGCGTCTTTGGCAAGGTGTGGCCGTCAACCGTCAGGCGTGGCAGCAGCATTGCGTAAATGCGGGCTGCATGAGTTTAGGCCGTCTGAAAGCAAGGTGTTTGCATTGGATGCTTACGTTTCCGCCCGCACGCCAACGGCAGCCTGCCGCAAATCGGCAAGCCTGCCCGCCTTGCCCGTGCCGTGCGAGTGGTACGAAATACCCGCCGAGCCTATGCCGCCGCAACCGCCCGACAATACTTATGTATGCGGCTTGCGCCCGCCGCCCGATAAGATGCCGCTGCGTTTCCGCCGCCGCGTTATCGGGCATAGCTCCGGCAGTATTCCGATACCGTTTACCTGCCACCAAGAACTTAAAACCCCCGTATTAAAGGCTTATATGATAGTCAATACCGTATCCGCATCGTTTGACGATACCCCGCTCACGCTGTTATCGGCATCGTTTACCGCCGATATGGGCGGTTATTGCTGGCAGGGTACGGTAACTGTACCACCCGATGATTTTGCCCGGCTGGGTATGGATGGTCGGGCAAAAGGCCGCGAAGCCGTGATCACTATTAATATCAATGGCGGGCTTTTTGTCATATTGGCCGAGGAATACCGAGACAACCGTGCGTTCGGGCAAAAAAGCTACACGGTATCAGGCCGCAGCGTTACCGCCCGTTTGGGCGAGAGCTACGCCGTGCAGGCAGGCGGTGTGTTTGATGCGCCTATTTATGCGCGCCAAATTGCCGATACCCAGTTGAAAAACACGGGTATCAGATTAACCGACTGGCGGGCGGCCGATTGGCTGATTCCTGCCGGCATCTACGCATCAACCGATAAAACGCCGATGGCGGTTTTGCAGGAATTGGCGCAGGCGGCAGGGGCATTTGTCGAGAGCCACCCCGGAAATGCCGAAATCAACGTCAAGACCCGCTGGAAAAAGCCCGCGTGGGAAGTATCTGCCGCGTCGCCCGATGTTTCCGTTCCTGCGTCCGTTATTTTGAGTATCAGCGGCAGCCGCAGCGTTAAACCGCTGGCGGGTGGTGTATTTGTGTATGCCGACCATGCCAAGGGCAAAGGGGCGGACGTTTACCGCAAGGCGGGCAACCGCGAGCCGCGAGCCGCTGCCGTTACGGGGCCGCTTTATACCGATATGCCTGTGCTTCAGGCCGCAGGTGTGGCGGCATTGAGCGATACCGGCACGCACAAAAGCGAAACCGTTACCCTGCCCGTATCCGACAAATATGCCTTGCCGTTGGCGCAATTAGGGCAGATTTGGCAGATACAGGAGCCTGCGGGAGCGTGGCAAGGCGTGGTAACAGGCGTAACGCTGGCCGTCGACATTGAAAATGAAGCACCGCGCGTACTGCAAACGGTGGTTATCAACCGCTATTTGGATAATTGAGGCGATTTTAAAAATGAACCTTTTTGCGCAATTTAATGCCATTTTTAACCGTGAGCAGCGCGGCATTGCCAAAATCACGGGGGATTTGGGCGGCGGCAGCTTTGCCGCCCGCGCACACGGTGGCGGCAACATCGTTTTGAGTGGTCAGGCTGCGAACGGACAAAGCGTGTTTTACGACAAGCGTACCAATAAGATTATCGGGCAGGCTCCCGATTTGCAAATTACCGATATCCCCGTGTAGTGAACGGCCTATACCCTGATAAGGCCGTCTGAAAACGTAAACTTGCACCATGAACAAGCCTTTAACATTCAAGCGCGGCGAAACTGTGGAAATCACGCTGCTGTTCGATATTTTGGACGACTACGGCATTTCCGCCCTTTACGGCGTGAATACCCTTGCCCGCATCCGCCCGAAATTCGGCAATGACGCGGCAGCAGCCTTTGCCGTGGATGTGTTTCCCGAGCAAAACCGCCTGCTGCTTGCCTTGACAGCGGAGCAATCGGCAGGCTTGAGAGAAGGTTCTTATATTGCCGATGTGGCCTTTACCCGCCTTTCAGACGGCCTTGTCCAGATGAGCGGGGATATAGCCGTCGAAATCATCAAGGGGACGAGCCATGTTGGTTAATTTTCGCGTTTACCGCGGCAACATCGCCCATGCCGAACGGCGTTTTGACGACGACCTATATAAGGTTTGGCTCGCCCAGCCCGAAAACCAAGGCAAAACCTTTGATGACTTTACCGCGTGGCTACAAAGTTTCAGGCCGTCTGAAGAAGAGGCTCCCGATTTTGTTGCCCGCCTGATTTTAGCCATGTCATAAGTGATAAAAATATGAAATTAAGTGAACGTATTAATCAATTCATCGATAAAGTCGGCGAGGTGCTTAAGGGTATTAAGGGCGACATCGGCCATAAATCGGCATTGCAGACCGAGCATAAAGACAGCTTGGTAGGTGCGGTCAACGAGCTTAAAACCCGTATGGATAACGCTGCATCGGGCGGTAATGCGGCCATTAACGACAATGCGCCTGCATCCGAATCTACCGTTTACTCCAGTCAAAAAACGCAACAGCTGATTGATGCCGCTAAAAATGATGTAAAACAGGAAGTTAAAACCGAAATCTTAGACGGTGCAGAAGAAGCCTACGATACCCTGAAAGAGGTAGGAAACTATATTAAAGAAGATAAAAGCGGAGCGGCGGCAATGGCCGAACAAATCGGTAAGCGCTTGCGTATCGACGAATCTCAAGTGTTGTCGCCCGATCAGAAGGCCGCCGTAGAAGCCACTTTGAATTTAGGCGATACCGATACCGATTTTGTCGCCCGTTTTGAGCAGGCACTGCAATGACACTTAAGCAACAAATAGAGCGCTTGTGCGACCGCATCGCCGATGAGTTCGAGAAATTGAAACAAAACAGTGCTGTGCCGCCTTACCAAGAATTTCAGGAAGGGTATTACACCCGTCAGCAATTGGAGCAATTTAACGGCGGCAAGCCTTTGGCTAATTCTCGGTTTGTTACTTGCCCTTGGCCAAGGGCATTTAAAGAGCGGCCGTGTGTACAAATAACGCTTGATATTGTGTCTGCTGCTGCAAGGGTTCACTATATCCAAAACGTAACGGAAACAGGTTTTGACGTTGCCACTAACTATGCGCCCGACCTTCGAGGTGTGTGGTTTAGGGCATATGTGAAATAAGGAGGATTGCAATTTAGAGATTTTAATGAGGGGCGGCGACGGGTAGGTGCGGGAACACTTACCCGCCAGCCAAGCAGATATGGCCTGCATTGACTTCTAGGGCCGCCTTGCCTAGCTAGGCGGCGGGGATTGTACCTTAAACGGAGTGAATGCGACATGGTTAATTATCGCGAATTACGCTGCGCCCGCTGTTTAAAGCTGTTGGCCAAAGGCAGCGGCAGCGTGCAAATTAAGTGTAACCGCTGTAAAACAATCAATACTTTCAATTAATTGGTTAACAGAGTGCCTTGAGCGCCATATTTTAAAACAGAGCATCAAGAATGCCGACGCGAAAGGAAAATATGGATGCACAAGCACCTTCACGACCAACCGTCGGCAGCCTATTTGCAGGCATCGGCGGCTTCGATCTCGGCTTCGAGCAGGCGGGATTCACAACCGCATGGCAAGTTGAAATCTCCGACGTACCCCGCGCCGTGCTTGCCGACAGATTCCCGCACGCAAAACAATTTACCGATGTCCGTACCTGTTTGCCCGACCTATGGCACACCGACGTCATCATCGGCGGATTCCCCTGTCAAGATGTCAGCACCGCAGGCAAGCGCCGCGGACTTGCGGGCGAACGCACCGGCCTGTTCTTCGACGCACTCAATATCGTCAACACGCTTAAGCCCCGCTGGGTGGTGCTTGAAAACGTCACGGGGCTGCTCAATTCAAATGATGGCAAAGACTTTCAAACAGTTATCCAGTCCCTTGCCGAATGCGGGTATGTGGGATGCTGGCGAGTGCTTGATGCTCGCTATTTCGGAGTCCCCACAAAACGCCGTCGCGTATTCGTGGTCGCTGGACTGGGAGAGCAGCCACCCATTGAGTTTATGGTTGACGCCGGACCAACTGACAGACTGGCTGGCAAGGCGGCAGCGGGTGGCCCGTGGGCGGACGCACACCCAACTTTACTTGCAGGCTTCCCCAGCGGGACCAATATCGACATATCGGGTGCCAATATCTGCCTTGTCGCCGACGGACGGAGTAAGATGGTTGAGCGGGGCAGAACGGTTACAGATAATGGGCTTCGCAAAGGATTGGATGCGTCCAACTTTGCGGAAGCTCGGGCTGCCGGAAACGCCGTCTGTCCGCAAGTCGCACGTTGGGTCGCCGAAAAACTCATCAAAACATTCTGATTAATCAAAAAGGCAGAGTGCCGCGAGCGCCTGCTGTCTATGACACATTACACTAAAGCTCCTTTGCCGTTTGTCGGCCAAAAACGTAACTTTATCAAGCAGTTTAAACAGGTTCTAAACCATATCCCTGCCGACGGGGCCGGTTGGACGATAGTGGATGCATTCGGCGGTAGTGGTTTGCTGGCTCATGTTGCCAAACACGTTAAACCATCAGCCCGCGTCATTTATAACGATTTCGACGGCTATGCCGACCGTTTGCGCCATATCCCAGACACAAACCGTCTGCGCAAGAAGCTTGCAGAATTATTGGCAAGTTATCCGCGCGATAAACATATCGACAAAGCAACTAAGTCTAAGGTCGTTGATGTCATCGAATCATTCGACGGCTATAAAGACTTGGGCTGTTTGCGTTCTTGGCTACTGTTTAGCAGTAATCAGGCCGGCACAATGGCCGAGTTTCTTAGCAAAAATATGTATAACTGTATCCGACAAACCGATTACCCCGATGCCGAATACTATTTGAAAGGATTAGAGATTGTTTCCCAGCCGTTTCAAACCCTGCTGCCCCAATATACATCGCAGCCCGATACCCTGCTCGTACTCGATCCCCCGTATGTATCAACATTACAAGGCATGTATGCCAACCAAAATTACTTCGGCATGGTTGAGTTTTTGCGTCTTATCCACATGGTTCGCCCGCCTTTCGTATTCTTCAGCAGCACACGCAGCGAGTTTATGGATTATTTGGATTTCATAAAAGAATGCCGCCCTGACGATTGGGCGGTATTTGATGGGATGGAGCATGTAAGTTACACAGCAAGCGTCTCTACAAGGGCGAAATATGTGGATAATATGGTTTTTAAATTCTAGTGTGGATGGCGGAAAATTGCGCTGCTTTTGTCATGGCTCGATTCCCACCAGTGCATGACAAAAAAAATGCAAACCAATGACAAAACGCGCGCGCCCTTACATCCGCTCATAAAAGCCCCTTTAAACATGGTTTAAAGTTTCAACACACAGCCGCTCGAAGGCGGCTGAATCAGCACGCGGCAGATGTGTTGGGGCATCATCTGTTTCAACACACAGCCGCCCGAAGGCGGCTGACATGCGTCGATTTCGTCGTAGCGCAGGCGCACGTCGTTTCAACACACAGCCGCCCGAAGGCGGCTGACCTTTGGCTTGCAACACCGGTGTCAGTTCGCGGCTGTTTCAACACACAGCCGCCCGAAAGCGGCTGAATACCCAATGCTCGAGACCATCAAGGCGGAGCTTGTTTCAACACACAGCCGCCCGAAGGCGGCTGATGGCTATCAAAAAAGCACAGGCATTCTGTTTGTAGTTTCAACACACAGCCGCCCGAAGGCGGCTGCTTGCCTGACTTCATCGCCTCATGCATCGCGGCATGTTTCAACACACAGCCGCCCGAAGGCGGCTGCTATCTGTTGCGCCGGGGGACTTGGGGGGATATGTAGTTTCAACACACAGCCGCCCGAAGGCGGCTGCAAACATTGCTGCCCGTTTCTACAAATTCACACATGTTTCAACACACAGCCGCCCGAAGGCGGCTGCCTGCGGAAGAGCGGCGCCCCTTAAATGATTTGGTGGTTTCAACACACAGCCGCCCGAAGGCGGCTGCAGTGTAAATGTCATTTACTTTATCCGTAATAGAGGTTTCAACACACAGCCGCCCGAAAGCGGCTGCCAAAAACTCGGCAAAATCATGCACGGCGTAATGCTTGTTTCAACACACAGCCGCCCGAAGGCGGCTGCGCACCGCGCTCCATCTCCTCTTTATGGGTTTGATAGTTTCAACACACAGCCGCCCGAAGGCGGCTGCAAATTTGTAAAGGAACTTATCATGAACAAATCAAGTTTCAACACACAGCCGCCCGAAGGCGGCTGCATCAGCAGCGGGCGGATTTTTGGGCGGCCTTGCCGGTTTCAACACACAGCCGCCCGAAGGCGGCTGCTAAAGCCCCGCTACAACGCCCAAAATGGCAAGGGATTTCAACACACAGCCGCCCGAAGGCGGCTGCTTTGCCGGTAGTAAATAAGCCGACACAGAAATTGTTTCAACACACAGCCGCCCGAAGGCGGCTGCTTTCAGATTACCCTGATTTCAGCTTACTTCCAATAGTTTCAACACACAGCCGCCCGAAGGCGGCTGCCGAGTTGCTTAAGGGTAGCGGTAAGATTTAATCAGTTTCAACACACAGCCGCCCGAAGGCGGCTGCTTTTTCTTTCAACAGGGCGGTAAATTCGTCTTCCGTTTCAACACACAGCCGCCCGAAGGCGGCTGCCCGCAGGCATCAACCCGCTTACCCAATTGCATGAGTTTCAACACACAGCCGCCCGAAGGCGGCTGCTGCCGCCCGTGTCTTCCGAGCTGCTGGTCACTCACGTTTCAACACACAGCCGCCCGAAGGCGGCTGCCTGCGCGATTTGTTCAGCGGCTTTATTGCCATTCTCTGTTTCAACACACAGCCGCCCGAAGGCGGCTGCCGCGGCCAAAAACGCATCGGCCTGCGCGCGGGTCTGGTTTCAACACACAGCCGCCCGAAGGCGGCTGCTTTTACTTTGGGGGCTGCGTACTTGGTTTTTTGGGTTTCAACACACAGCCGCCCGAAGGCGGCTGCCACACCCTTTTTCTGCAAAAACTGTACCGTCTCCAGTTTCAACACACAGCCGCCCGAAGGCGGCTGCGTGTTTCGAGCACATCATCATCGCAGGTTTGCGGGTTTCAACACACAGCCGCCCGAAGGCGGCTGCTATCTCTGTATAGATATTGTCCTCAGCGTACAAAGTTTCAACACACAGCCGCCCGAAGGCGGCTGCTGATTGTGAGCAACCAATCAACGGTCAAGACAAAGTTTCAACACACAGCCGCCCGAAGGCGGCTGCGTAATTAACGCCCAATCCTGCGTTTCCAGCAGTGTTTCAACACACAGCCGCCCGAAGGCGGCTGTCACGCAGTTTCAGAAAGCTGAACAAAATGAAGATGTTTCAACACACAGTCGCCCGAAGGCGGCTGCTGTGTAGGCTGTATCTCGCACTTATGCGGCTGGTAGTTTCAACACACAGCCGCCCGAAGGCGGCTGCTTTCCTGTTTAATCGAGTTGCCTGACGCACCACGAGTTTCAACACACAGCCGCCCGAAGGCGGCTGCGACTATGGCAAATCCAAAAAAAGACACCCTCGTCGTTTCAACACACAGCCGCCCGAAGGCGGCTGCCAAAAACTCAATAGTTCGGGGGAGCGATGAGCTAGGTTTCAACACACAGCCGCCCGAAGGCGGCTGCGTTGCCGGTTGCCGTGCTGGATGCGTTGGCGCTTGTTTCAACACACAGCCGCCCGAAGGCGGCTGCAGAAGGTGGCTTGGCCTTTTTAACCGGCTTTATTGTTTCAACACACAGCCGCCCGAAGGCGGCTGCTTGGGGCGCAGGCAGAATGTCCATCGTGTCGGGTTTCAACACACAGCCGCCCGAAGGCGGCTGCTGGCGGTAGCAGCTGTATTTTACCCTCTGCCAACGGTTTCAACACACAGCCGCCCGAAGGCGGCTGCGCCTTTGCTTTCGCCGTATTGCTCGCAACAAGAGTTTCAACACACAGCCGCCCGAAGGCGGCTGCCGCAAATTTTCCATACGATATAGCATACTGTCTGGTTTCAACACACAGCCGCCCGAAGGCGGCTGCTTTGACAATTGTCGGCATCACTTTCCTTGAGTGGTTTCAACACACAGCCGCCCGAAGGCGGCTGCTGCCCGCCAAGCTGCAACAAGACCCGACTTGGCGTTTCAACACACAGCCGCCCGAAGGCGGCTGCCGGTTTTTTGACCTTTAAGGGGACTTTGATGGTGTTTCAACACACAGCCGCCCGAAGGCGGCTGCGAATAATTTCATCGGCAGTTGCCTCAACAATACGGTTTCAACACACAGCCGCCCGAAGGCGGCTGCCCATGCAGGATCAGGGTGTTCAGGTCGGTATATGGTTTCAACACACAGCCGCCCGAAGGCGGCTGCTCTCGCGTACTCTGATTTGGTTTTCGTTCCACTTGTTTCAACACACAGCCGCCCGAAGGCGGCTGCAGCAGCTTGACTATTTGGCCGACCGCAAACTGGTGGTTTCAACACACAGCCGCCCGAAGGCGGCTGCGAAAGCAGGAATTTAACATACCTTTGCATTACTTGTTTCAACACACAGCCGCCCGAAGGCGGCTGCCTGAATCTGATTTATTAGGTTTTCTGATAAAAGGCGTTTCAACACACAGCCGCCCGAAGGCGGCTGCCATCAACATATGCACGATTGATGCGGTTTTGCCCGTTTCAACACACAGCCGCCCGAAGGCGGCTGCGGTAGCGTAATATTCAAGGCCGTTTTTTTATTGTTGTTTCAACACACAGCCGCCCGAAGGCGGCTGCTAAACCTGATTAAGTCTGATTTCGGCCACATCGAGTTTCAACACACAGCCGCCCGAAGGCGGCTGCGCCAGCTTTTCGGCTTGTGTTTGGTTGAATTTCTTGTTTCAACACACAGCCGCCCGAAGGCGGCTGCTTAAACAAGGCCAAGTCGGCATCATTGCTGATAAAGTTTCAACACACAGCCGCCCGAAGGCGGCTGCAACTTGCTTTGCCGCGCTGTTGACGTATGCTGTGTTTCAACACACAGCCGCCCGAAGGCGGCTGCGATTAGGCCAAAAAAAATCCGCCCGAAGGCGGATGTTTCAACACACAGCCGCCCGAAGGCGGCTGCCATGCCATCTTCTCCGCTACTGCAGACACGCAATGTTTCAACACACAGCCGCCCGAAGGCGGCTGCGTTCAT